TGGTGATACGTCAGGCAAAACCGGTGATGTTGCGTCCGCAGCCGCAAGATCAGCAGCCGACATTTTGCGTACTGCGCCAATGATTAACTTGGAATCACCGTGTCCCAGAGTCTTATTCAATCTTACCGCCGATTCTTTGATATTTGGTGCGGCAGAATCCAATTGTAATCTCTTTGGAGCATGACTTTCGGATGATTGCGTGACTGATCTCTTATGCGACGCGATAGTAATCAAATCGTTTTTTGTTTCGTTTGGGACGCTTTGTAATTTTTCGCCGTTAAACATCACAGGAATGTTCAAATTATCGAATATGCCGAGTATTGCTGCGAAATCCAAACCTGAATTCTTCAAATATTCCTCTAGTTGCTCCACAATAGTGTCCGCGTTCATTACCGGACCACTGAATATTATCTCCCCATTTTGGATGAAGAATTTGATTTTGCACGTCATGAGAAACGTGAGGAATTTTCCACGCACCGCATTATCATTCTGCACCCCAATATCTCGCATTCTGTTGTAGAATATTCTCATAAGGTCGATTTGTTGCGACGGGTTTTGCGTTGATTGCGACATTGCTTTGAATGCTATACAGCTAAACTGTGTACGTTTTTATGTACCCTGAATTCAATTTTTCGCAGCTGCGCTGCGGACGCTTGCTAGGGTTTGCCGCTTATGGCTTCGCTCCCTACGGTCGCTTTGCCGCGGCAAACTCCGTCGCTTCGCGTTGTGTACGTAGTTTTGGCGTGACGCTGCGTGTCTCGGGGATCTCCGATCCCCTGCGGCTGCGCGTCTGATACTGTGCTCAAATCGTGCTCATAAGTGACTGTAATTATTATATAACATGATTATGCATAAATGTGAGATATTATATACAAGTATTACATACTCGATGTTTGTAGATTTATTCATAGGCAAAATTTATGCCACATTTCAAGCCGCATCTGCAGTTGTCGGAGTTGCTGTTGCCGCCGCTGTTATGGTAGGAATTGACAGCCCGTCCGCCGTCAAATACATAGAAGGCGGGTTAATTATATTTTGCGGCATAATGGGCGCTAGTGGTGCATGGGGATCGCGATTATTGGCAAAAGCGATTGGTGATTTGCGTGTTGAAAACTCGAGATACGCGGAAAACAATGATGAACATCAAAGATTAAATAAAGTTCACGAGGAAGAGAACATGAAATATTCAGAAGAGAATGAAAAACTTGCGGTAGAGAATAATGAGTTAACCGAAAACAATAATAAATTAGAAGTTAATTTGAATGTTTTGTCGAAAGAAAACGATAAGATGAATGAATCATTAGCAAATTTATCAAGGGAAAATGAATCTCTTTGCAAAAACATTGATGAGTTTTCAAATGAAAATGCCGGTCTCCGCACGAACATAAATGATTTCTCAAAACGAAATTCGGAGTTACAATATGAGATTGAAAATCTCGGTAAACAGAATGCGGAGCTGGGTAAACAGAATGCAGAATTCAGTAAACAGAATGCGGAGCTGGGTAAACAGAATGCGGAGCTGGGTAAACAGAATGCGGAGCTGGGTAAACAGAATGCAGAATTCAGTAAACAGAATGCGGAGCTGGGTAAACAGAATGCAGAATTCAGTAAACAGAATGCAGAATTCACCGCACAAACAAAAAAATTACAATCGGCTATCGCATTTTCGGAAACGAACAGAAATATGTTAGAAGGGCAAATAAAGCAATTAATGTCATCTCTTTCAGAAAATGGAGACAAGTTTGTTAATTTCAATGAGATTCTAAGCGAAAATATTAATAAAAGCGCAACTACAGCCGAAATGATGAATTCATTATTGAGCAAACTTGGAAATGTACAATTTGCCAATATAGATAAAGACGGTGATGGGGCTATTACAAAGGATGAATTGATTAATTGGGCGGCTACGGCTCATTCAGGAGAGTGAACCCGTGCTGAATGTATTTTTGCATTCGGGCTTTATTAGCGAAAAAATCACACGGAATCGTTTTCTTTGCAATTACATCATTCATGTAAATAGGAACGTCTAGCCATCTTCCGTTTCCAGTCGTTGCGATTTCATCAGCCGCACCGCCATTCACTGCCGAAAATAGCATTACAATCGACCCAATCTTATCAGACCATTTGTGGCGAAATTCATTGACGGCCGCAATTATATTTTCCCCAAACTCCGCACACACAAATTGCAATGCTGGAATATTTGTTATCTTTATTGTGGTTATGGCATGTATTTTGTCACAAAATGCATAATCAGATTTGACGGAGTCCGTCGTGTCATCTTGCTGTATTATCGTTCTTTTTATGCTAAACCCTTCGCCACCATTTAACATTGCTTTCAGACATGATATAATTCGCCCAATTTCATTGTCAAAATCACCCAGATTCATATTAACGTAAATATCAACATCATTCGGCATAAATGCTCCATTCATTGCACATGCTAAAGTATAACTTCCTGCGATAAATGTGGTTGCCGGATCTAGTATTTTTTGCACACCCGATATAATTTTATTTGCGTCCATGAATGATCTTTTTGTATTCTTTTCGGCCGATATTATGTGCGGCAACGTTGTATATGCAGACGATCCATCAACATGGTCCGCACTCATGTTGAATTTTGCGTGCGTGGTTATATAGCAGGTTTTAGATTACGTTTTATTGGAATATTAGCTCTGCGCCTAGCGTCTTCAGGCATGTAAACGGTATAAACTTCATGGTTTCTGCACCACCACCAAATGAACACCAAAAGAACTACGATAAATAATGCTAATAACTGCATCTAATGTAAACACTTTCGCCACGTAAACACTTTCGCCACGTAAACACCTTTTGGTATATATATACTTTAGTGATAATTTCTTATATCTGATATGGCTTTGCTGATTTCTGAATCACTAATCAACGTTGGTTTTCCGTAATTTTGTTTCTTGGTTCTTGCATACATAAACATGTTAGGAATCAGTTCAAGAACAATTCTCATTCCCGGGCCGATATTGTAATCATGCATAATACCGCCAACCAATTGTGATGTTTCGTGACGCATTCTGCGCAACTTCACGCTCACTTGCTTGGACCAGCCGGTAAGGTCTGGATTATATCGGCTGAACCACGTTCGTTTGCCGTTAAATAGTTCTTCCATGCCTTGTGCGCCCCACAAAATAAACTCATCGGCAAGAGAACAATATCTCATTCTGTCGTTAATAAGCCTATAGCTTTTAAGAACATTCTCTACTTCTTCATATGAACTTTTATTGTTTACTTGAGGAATGTTTTCTATTCCTTTCGCCTCATCTTCTTCCAGAGACATCTTAAGAGACGCTATTTCATCCAGCATTGTTAATTTTTCGTCTTGCCGCCGAGTTTGTTCTAGTGTAAAAATAGTGGTATTTTTAGCTCCCATTTCATCCATAACGCCTTTAATTTGGTCATGGCGGATTTGTTCGTTTGTGCGGCGCTCTAATTCTGTTTCGCGTGTGTTACTACCTCCGCTGCCCACGACCGTATTCGCACTAGGAAATGCTGGAAATGAAAACCCGCTGCTTTTTGGAGTTGTATATTGTGCGTCGTCTCTATCGTCTCTGTGATCCGCATAATCATCCGCGTCACCTTCGTGCGCATCATCTACATCATCCACATCATCTCTAGACCATGTGCTAGGCGTGGAGTGATGAGTTGATGGCGTATTATATATTTCTGGCCTTCTTGGAGTATCAAAATCAAATGATACTTTTGGTGTACCATAACTGGAAGTGCCGCGAGGAGAATTACGCGGAGAATTATGCGATATATTCCTAGGCGTATTGCGTGGCGTATCGCGCTGCGTGAACTTCGCAGTCGGTGTACTGCGCGATTTTATTGGCGATGGATGTAACGCCGGTTGGGACGGAGTACGATTCCGAGAATTTTGTATAGGAGTATCAAATGTTAATTCCAATTTTTGGGCTAAATTTTTTAATTCTTCACGAAATGATTCTGTCGGATCACCATTCTCTTTTTCGTCTTTTTTAACACTTCCCAAATACATTTTCTCAATCTCTTCATAATCTATTCCTTCTTGTACATTTTGAGTATTAACTATCTGGCTTAGGCCTTTTAATATGTCAGATGATGCCATCGATGGAGTTTCCATTTTCGTGTGCGCAGGTAATTGTAAATTAAATATACAAGCGAGGCTTATCAATATAATATTTATTCGTTATTTTCTTTATATTGATATTGGATACGTCAGGCGGTAATATGATAAATACTGAATCACGGTTTATTGCAGAATGCATTTGCGAAATTAGGAAAACAAAAAATCCGCAACAAATATCAGAATGGGCAGAAAAAATAACTGGAATAAAATCCATGTATGTACAATATTTGGGGTTTGATTGTGCAAATAAATCTCTCGGATATACTGTTGCTTTTTATAATAAATCTGCGGAAGGTCAATTAACAGTGCTGCAAGATAAACTATTAAAATCGATCAGTACTGCATTTGGTACGGAATTCTCCACATATAAAAACGCATTTGCCACATTTACAACCGCCCGCACCTTCGCACAAAAGACTAAGATGCAAATTCCTCTAAATAACGCGCTGAATACACTAATCGCTGCAATTAATACTAGCAAAGGTGATATAGCGAACGAGATAACCGAATATTTGTTATCGGCGTATTTCATTACTATAACTCGTTTAATTCCGGTGAGTTACGGAGTGGTCGATCTAATCCCCGGAAAAAAAGTTATAGAAAGCGGGATGATGGAACGCACACGTTCATTGAAGCAACATTTGTCTAAAATCGCTGTGCTGGGGAGCGCAATCATATTAGTTGAAGATCAGCCAACTGTAATTACTGATGGAAAAAGCACCACCGTGCAAGATCAAATATGCTATGCTTATTCTGAATGGGACGTCAGATGTGTTCCTCCAAGATGGAAAAATAGAATGCAATTCGGCCCAGGATTGTCATACGAAGAAATTAGAGCTAAATACAAGAAAAAATACACAGCTAATAAGGCGCACTCTAAGGCTAATTTCCTAAAATATATAAATGTAATTGGGGAAGAACGGATGCTCGCCGGCATAAGTAAGGAAAATTATGATGATTTAGCCGATTCTTGTATGCAAATATTGGCTTATGAACAATTTAAAGATTCCGCGGAATCAATTTGATCAATAATATACATTACACCGACGCTCACAAAAATATATGAGTATAACAACACGTGGTTTATTAAAAGGCGCGACTGTACTCGTCGCCGCGCTCGCATGGAATGAAGCTGCAAAATCAGCAGTTGATTACATTGTGCCGTTAGATCGTGATCATCAAGACAAATCAAAAAGAATGATTGCAAATATCGTATATGCGGCGATTGTTACAGTTTTGATAATAATAATTATATTTGTGTTTAATGTTGCTAATTCAAGGAATAATGTACTCAGCGCTGAAATGCGGTTTGAAGAACAAGAACCATTAATTAATAACCCTTTGATGCGCGTACATTTGGTAAAGTGATCAAATAAACAATTTCTGCATACACGCGAAGCGACGGATTTGCTGCGCAAATCCTAGCGAGCGACGCTGAGCTTAATGCGCAGCATTAAGCAAAAGCGTAGCACCCAATCTTATTTTCCTTCTTTACATGTTCCTTTAATTCTCTGTATTCTTCTGTAGTTATTCCCATATCCCCTGAAAATTTTTTCATTTGTGTTTTGTCCGGCGCATTAGGAATATTAATTACACGAGAAATACTGAGCGCTTGCCTAACTTTTTCTCTATTTTTTTCGTCGTTAATAATACTTGCGCACTCATACCGCAAATGTTTATCATAAATTATCTTCAGAAATTTGACCTTATCGTTCTTCTTCTGTCCGTCGTATTCACGATCGATGAAACTTCTTCCGCAAAGAGCATCACAAAAATATCTTTTCATAGTTTGCGCTTTAAACGGCTCAATGGATACGATTTTTTCAATTTCTGGGAATGGAAACCCGCCAATAATGAGATCACAATAACTACAATGCAAATCTGATACTGTTGGCCATTCTCCTACAGAAGTGAAAAAGTCAGGTGGGGTTTTATATGATATCGTTTCTTTGGTTTCATAATTTTCGATCATCATACTATCGTTTTGCAAATTTTCAGTAAATTTACTCTCAAAAATATCATCTAACCCATCAACATATTCTTTCGTAATTCCACGTAGATTCATAATCATCGGGCGAGAAAAATCTCCTGCGGCGTTCAGCATATTGTCGCGATGTCAGGCGGTAAACTATACGTATGTCATAATTGCACTATATTTTTTTAATTTAAAATTTTAAATATCATTATTGCGCGTGAAAATATTCCCTAACATATAATTATTATACCAATTATCATATTGTGACGTGTCAAAGTATTGCGCAAGTGTTAAAATGGGAGATATGTATGGTGATCAATATTCACCCGATATGACATTGCGGCCAGAAGGTAGTTTTGGTCGTCCGTTTGGAAGTGTGAGTGTTGGATTTTATGAAGATAACTTTAGACAAGAACAGTATGGAAGACCTTCAGCACTTGAATGTGGCGCTCCTAATCCATACATTCAAGACGATATCAGAAAAAATCAAAGATTGCGGCCGATTAGATTAGGAAGCGTTAATAATAGAGAAAATCAGATACTCGCCCGGCAGTATGCAGATACAGTAGAAATTCCTTCTCACAGCTTACAAAGAACATATAGAGTGCCAATTGAAGGCGGCGACCGTACGCCTGCTTTCTGTGGCGAATGCAGCAATGCTAGTTGCCGAAAGGGACAATTGCCGTGCAATGAACTGGGTGGATGTGGCCGCGGATATGTTCCTAGTCCCGGCACTGGTATTCCTGTCGGCATGG